ATGATTTACCATCCGAGTGCAAAGCGTTCATCGTACGAAGGAGTGGAGCGAATGACAGACGGATGGACTATCGCTACCGCAATTGGAACGGTGCTAGCTGCGGGAAGTGCGGCAGCGGGCCTTTGGGTCACCGTGTATACATTCAAGAGAACCGTCTCGATCAAAGTCAACGACGACCTGTCACGGCAAGCTCTTGAATGCCTGCAGATCGCATATGACGTCTTGACTGAAAGCGGGCGCGAGATCCCCCCTCCCCAAAGTCGAATAAATTGGTTGACGTCGGCGCGGCAGATTGTCCGTTTCCAGCAATTGCGAGATCAGCTGCAAGGAAACGCGCGGACAATTGTCGATGAGTCAGAGGTCGTTTACCGTCACAAGTTCTACATGGCTCTTCGTGGCGTGGAGCAAGCGTATGGCTACTTTGACAACCCTCTAGGAGTTGGAGCCGTGAACTCGGACACCGTGATACAGCCGAAATCTGCGGCAGTTGTTATTGGTTTTTCGCAATGGCCAGTGAATCTGGGCGATCCTCTCGATGCAATTTCATTTGACCAAATCAACATGGAGAGAGGAGCTTTCGTTTTTCGGCATCGAGCTTTCGAGCAGGTATATATGACAGAACTCAACAATGAACGTGCTCGGACGGCCCGCGCGGAAAAGAAGCCTGGCTGATTGCGCGCTTGACAGGCATATCAATATTTCGATATTGCGTTGGAGGGTACATGTGCAGCCACTACCAGACCCTGAAAGACGCCGAGCTGCTGCTCAAGAAGTTCGGCGTGACCAGGCCGGGCGTGCTCGGAAAGTACGACATGTGGCCGCGGTATCAAGGCATCTTTGTCCGTCGGCCCCCGGAGCATGACGCCGGCGACGAGGCAGTGCCGGACATTGAAGCCGTGACCGGCCGCTGGGGCCTGATATCCGGCTCCACCCGGCCGGACGCGCTGGCCGGCGCGGAAAAGCTGTCGACCTTCAACGCGCGCGACGACCGCGTCGCCAACGCCTTTACCTTCCGAAACGCCTGGCGCCGGGCGCAGCACTGCATCATCCCCGCCGACGCCATCTTTGAACCGGACTGGCGATCCGGAAAAGCGGTTGCCACCCCGTTCACACGGGCGGCCGGAGAGCCACTAGGGATAGCCGGGCTGTGGGATCGCTACCGGGACGGCGCCGGTCAGTGGCGCGAGAGCTACACGATGCTGACCATCAATGCGGACAACGATCCCTGTTCCGCGACTACCACCAACCCAACAAAGAGAAACGCATGGTGGTGATCCTTCCGGAGGGCTCCTACGGTGACTGGCTGGCCGCCAGCGCAGATCAAAGCCGTGACCTCCTCGTGCCCTTCCCCTCAGACAGACTGGTCGCAACACCGACGGCCTGACCCCAATTCTGCTGCCATATACTGTATACGCATACAGCAACACTACAGCAGAATCATGCTTTGCTCCGTCGTCCGCACCCACTACCTCGGCCAGAAGCGCCGGGACAATGACCCCGCGCCAGCGGTGACCGGCACCGTGCGGATGTACTCGATCACGCGCGAGGACATGCGCAGCCAGGTGCGCGTCATGACGATGGACGGCCTGCCAAGTTCGGCGCGACCGCGAAGGGTCCGATACCCGACCTGCTAGAGCCCGAGCTGCTCACCTTCTGTTCGGACCGGGGGATGATGGTCTGCGGCTTCGAGGAGATTGACGGGCGGCGCTACTACCAGGGATGGTGGATGCGGTGGATCAACGGATTATGATTCCGCCTAGCTTTAAGCTTCTAGAACGTCGGTCAACCCGAGGTGCCCCTTGCGCCAGTTCCTCATATCAATTCAGTCCAGTTTGGAAAGCCAAAATTGGCTAGCCGCTCTAACCATGACTCTCACACTGCCTGACATGGCTGGTTGGGCTCAATACCCAAAGCTCACGGCTGGAGAGAGATATCGACGATGGTTCAACGAAAATTTGAGCCGGTATTACACGCACAACGAAGTCGAATTTCTTAGCGCGAGCGATTGCTGGGCGCTGCGGTGTTCGTTTTTGCATTCAGGCCAAGACGATGTAACCGTCGAACGTGCGCGGCAAGATCTTGCCCGCTTTTGCTTTAGCATTACCGGATCCCATCTAAATCGATTCCACGACGTTCTGCAACTCGATGTCCGCGAATTCTGCGGGGAGTTTTTGCGAGCAGCGCTCGAATGGCTGGCTCAGATCGAGGCTGATGAATCGACCGCCGCTCGCTTGAACTCAATGCTGTATGTGCGAACAGAAGGATTTGATATTGGCCCTGGCATACGTGTAGATGGATGAGAACGCAGGCTGGGGTCCAGAGCTGCCCTAGGGGGTGCCACCTAAGCCTCGGGTATAGCTCTGCAACCCGTTCACTTGGTCAGCCCATGCTGCAGCATCCTTTCCCACCTCGCCAAGTCGTCGTCCAAGGCTTTGAGTTCGGCCGAGACACTCTCCAAATAGGCCGATCCAGTCGGGGCCGGCATCATCAGGTCCGCCGCTGGCGTTGGGAGCCTCGGCGCGCCTGCCGGCAAGCTGCCTGCGCAGCCCGTCAACACGAATAAAAGCGGCATCCCGATCGCGTTCAGCTTTGGCCAGCTTCGATTCGATCTGTTGTCGCGCCAGGACGGCGCCGCGGTGTTTGGCATCTGCACGATCTCTTTCCTCCTGCCAGGCGCGCTCAATGACCGCCTGACGTTTCTCGATTTCCTCCTGCTTGGCATTTGCGCCGGCCTCGTACTGGCCGGCACCGTACCAGCGCACACCCAGGATGGCCGCGGCCAGCAGGGCGGCACCAATGAGGTAGGGCAACGCAGTGCGCAGGAGCGGATTCATGCACGGCCCTTCCAATTGCGCGGGATCTGGAAATGCGGGCCGTCCTTGAACGTCTTCCACTCGCCACCCCACTTCACCGGCACGCCCAGCTCTGCGGCGCACGCCTTGACCACCCCGGCCAAATCGGTGAACGCCGGCCAGTTGTTCCAGGGAATCGCGCCGCCCACCAGTGGAGCAAGGTCTACTGCGTGGCCCAGGCCGTCCACCTGTGGCAAGTGGTAGCTGTTCATGGTCTTGCTGGTGCCCCGGGCCACGTACTCGCGCTGTTGCGCGACTGTTCGCACGTCCTCGATCACAGTGAAATCCACCGACGCGCGCTGAATCGCCAGTTTCACAATCGCGACCAGATCAGGATGCACGCCAAGCAGGCGGGTCAGGCTGCGTTGCGACAGTTGAAAATTGCTCATTACTTCAGGCTCCGGATGTGTTTGGCCGTCACGGCGGCAACGTAGAAGGCGGCGGACGCGGCGAGCGCCGCATCCCCAGCGCTGGCCCAGCCAGCAACGAAAATGCGGCAGGCCGCCCCCGTAGCCGTCAGGCAGATGGCAGACAGGCCGATCCGTTCCAGCGTGGTGTCCTTGATGGCTCGGGCGAACACGGCCAGGCCGGCGCCCCCGGCAACCACCAGCCAGCAGACGAACGCGAGAACCGCCCACAGCGTCAGATAGATGGTGCTGTCCATGTCATGCCCCCTTGCCGCGCACGCGGTCGATGACTGCCTGCCAAAGCGCGGCGATAGGCGCGGCCTGCACCGCTTCCCAAGCGCGCGACACGATAGCCATGCCGAACATGCCCATCAGGAAGCCCGCCAGGCCTTCGGGAATGCCCAGCGCGAGGGACAAGTACGGCGACACGTAATAGGCGACCAGCGAGCCGCTGACGGCCATGCTGATATGCGCCGGCCAACTGCCCTGCAGATAGCGCATGGACATAGCTGCGCCCAGGACGCCGGCGAACTTTGCCGCGAAGGCGTCGAAGTCTTGGATGTTCAATCGCGTCTCCTTGAGACGAAAAAAAGCCCGCGGGCTGCGGGCAACTTGTGGAGGTGGCGGGTCGAACTACTGCCAGCCCATCACGTCGATAACGGGAACGTCGTTTTCCTCGGCGTCACTCACAAAACGGGTGTTGCGAAGGGGGGCCCAGCCAAAAAGCGAGGCCACCTGATCCTGGATTTTTGAATAGACGCCAGTGCTGCGGGCAGCGTAGTTCTCGCCCCACCAGATAGAACTCCAGCCACCGTCGGCGGCGGGGTAGCATTGGAAGCCACGCCGCTGGAACGACGGAGAGTAGGCCCACTTGCGCGCTGGAAGTCCGCCCACCTCGATCCCGTCTATGTAGCCGCTGCCGGTCCCGTCCGAGTTCCAGTAGCGGGGAATCCGCAGGTTGCCGTAAACGTTCATCGGCCTGGCCGTACTCATAAAGATGTGCCGGCCGTCCTGCGCCCATATATCCATCGGGCCGCCCGTCACCCATGGCCAATCGAAAATGTAGTATTCGACGGCCACGCCGGTGAAAGTGACGGTATATGTCCCGTTCCCGTTGTTAACCAGACTGCGCATGGTGGCAAAGCCGCCGCCGGTCGGCACGAAGAAAACCACGGGACGGACAGCATTGAACGTAAACGCTCCGCTGATCGTGCCGATGTGCCGCAGGAACATATTGACGTTGCGACTATCGCAAAGCAGGTTTCCGGCAGGATCCCACAGCTCAAACGCTGCATCTGCCATTACTTGACCCCCCATAAAACAAGCATGTTTGCCCGAACCTGATTCGGCACATCGGTGTACAACCAGGTGAGCGTAGAACCATTGCGGCGAATGGTCGGAGCATTGGCTCCGCCGCCGGCGACGGTAACCGCCCCTCCGTGGTTCATCGAGGCGCAATGCTAAGGCATGGAGAAAGCAATTGGGTAGTATCAGCGCGGGCACGTTGTCGCTTTCTGCGAGTCCAGCCGATAGCAGGATATGAAGAACGGCGCAATCTGCCACGGCTTATCGGCAGAAACATCACCAAAATTAGGCATGTACTCTCCCCCCCCGCGTCGCGACAATTTAAATCCATCGGTCAATTAAGGAAAAAAAACACCTCGAAATATGAGAAGCGAGTTCAACCTCGCAACTCAGACGAAGCCGTCGCCTTTCACCTTCTCGCTTTTTTGACCTGCACTCGAGAGCGACTCGTTACTGCCGCAACCACCCGAAGTTTGCGGCCGCTCGTTCGCGCATATAGGCACAAAAACTCTGATGCCAAACAAATTCACGAGGTCACGCCATGCGTTCCATTCCGAGTATTCTGGTTAGCAGTATTTTTGCATTGTTTCCCCACACTTCTCACGCAGCAGATATCGTCCCCCAAACGCTCGACCTTGCGGAAAGGCCTGAGGTCTTGGCCGATATATCGCCACGTGCGAAGGCGGTGCGAATCCTTAGTCCGAATCGCGTATTTGTTGTAGAGGGGGATGTCGTCTTCGGATCCCAGTTGCTAGCTGCCGAAGAACTACGCTTTAAACCCAAAGGTCGCCTGATCTTAAATGACTCTACACCGAATACTGCTTCCAGCTTTTTCATCATCGTAGATAGGATTGTTGCCGAAGATCCCAATGCTCCCGGCACAATTACGTGGAGCAAGAGCGTTCCGCCGCCCGCTTCCAATACAGGCCAAGCAGCTTCGGGAAGGACTGGAGTCGGCGAGGGTGCTTCGGGGGGGGCGGGCGCGACGGGCGCACCAGGCGCAAGTGGTACCGCAGGCATACGAGCGCCTGAGCTTACGTTGATTGCCCGCACGGCTCCCACGGGCGGCGTCGTCATTGATTTCAGTGGCGGAGACGGCGGTGCGGGAGGAGCCGGACAGACCGGCGGTGACGGCGGAAGTGGCGCCAGAGGTACACCAGCCAGGCAGGCAAGAAACAACGTTCTAGGGACCACCGTATGGCTGCCGTCCTGCGATGCTGGTCCAGGCTGGGGAGGGGCAGGCGGCAACGGCGGAATTGGTGGCCCAGGAGGCATCGGTGGGGTCGGAGGAAATGGAGGAAACGTGACGTTGGCCTCAACGCCGGAAAATGTACCAATGATGTTTAAAGCTTTCAGGGTAAACATGGCTGGAGGCGCCGGCGGCAAGGGTGGCGCGCCAGGCGGTGGGGGCAAAGCAGGTCCTGGAGGACCCGAGGGGCAGTTAGCGAACTTCTGCAACTCGGCAAATAGAGGCGGACCGGCGGGAGCGCCTGGCGGAATGGGAGTGGCCGGAATGAATGGCGAGCAAGGCAGAGCAGGTCAGCCGTTCGTTTCGCAGATTCAACCGCAGGCGTTAACTGAACTCTTCGCCATGAAGCCCTGAAGGCAGTGTCAATGAGCTACCGCGGTGACCGAGATATACATGGGAAGGGCCGAAGGCCTCGCGTCGCATGCTTGGCCAGAACGTGGCCGTAGCTCCGCAAGTTCTCGTCATCGCGGGTAGCTCCTGCCGCCGAAGGTCGGCATAGGCCGCACGCCCCAAACGGGCGATCAGACGTCCTTTCCTGGCATCCGAGAGGCGCGCGACTGTGCCGACTCTGGTAGGTATCGGCCTATTCAGGCCGGCCAGTTCCGGTGGGCCAAGCGGCATCCAGGCGTGATGCGGAATTGACTCGGGTCAACAAAATATTATTCATTACTAGCCTGTCGCCTGTGGGCCGCAGGGTGGCAGATGACCCTGAATGTCATTGGATGTTCTGCCCGTACCCCAAGTCTTTACGCCTCCGACAATATGCTTCGTTGCCGACTCCCCGACGCTGGGGACCAGCACCCGCAACCTCGACCCTCCAATCCAAACTACGGAGTAATACCATGCTCGAAGCACTCGTACGCTTCATCGAAGAACTGATCGACGTTTTCAATTTCGGCAGTTCGATCAGCAAGTAGCAGCACGCCTGCCCCGTTCCGGGGCGGCTTCGGAGAGCGGACCGGCGCCGCAACGTCACCGGCGCTGAAAGTGACTTTCAAGATCTACCCGGGCTTCCGGCCCGCTCTCCCAAGCTGACCACCGCGCAACTCTGCGCAGATTCCCATGACCTTGACTGAAACCCTCGCCTGGGGCCTGGGCCTGCTCGCGTTCGCGCGGCTGGTGCTGGCACCGCTCGGAGACTACCTCTCCCGCCGCCACGCCGCGGCAGATCCTTGGAACCCGACATGAACACCATCAGCGCAAGCGCGCCCCGGGTGCGCCACCGTCCCTCCAGCACAATCAAGCAGACAGCCCGCAAGCTGAGCGCCGTGATCGCTCCCCGCGACCACGCCGGAAAAGGCAACTGGAACAAAGACGCGGACATTCCGCTGTGGGCGTGGCCCGCCAGCCTAGCACTGGCGGCGTTCTTTCTCTTCGGCCCGCAGTTCCTGGGCTGGCTGTTCAACCTTTCTTCGTGACCAACGCCTTAGTCAGCGACGAATTCTCGGCGCCGCCCTGGGTTTCGTCGTCAAGGAAGATTGAATCTTTCGGTTCCTCCAGCAATCGACCATCGTGGGCCCGGTAAGCGCGAAAGGCGGCGAGAATCTTTGCCACAGGGCTCCACCAGGAGAGACGGATAAATTGCAGGCGGTATTCTGCGGCTAGCAAGCGGTTATGAATGTCCTCAGTGAAGAATTCAACTCGATCAGCGGACCGACCGATATAACTGCGGTGCTCCTCATTGAGCGGCGTCTTAATGAGCCATTCCATGACGGACTGTCTAGCACCATAGAGAAGGCCCCGCGCTCGATATAGAGCGATGACGGACGCGACATGCAGTTCCCTCTGCTCCAGAGCGTGTAGCCGTCGCAAGAGGTCTCGTCCCTGACGGTCATCGAAAACCCGCTCTCGCGGGAAGTCCTCAAGCTGCGTTGGCTTGCGCAGAAAGTCGCGCACGTCGTTCAGCAAGAAAAACACGGCCTGCAACTGCGCCGCGTTCGGGAGTGTCAGAATTTTTGTGTTCTAGGCATTTGCTCTGACGTTGCATCATTAGCTAGCCCGCCGGCTGTGAGTCGATACGGGGCCGGGTAAATCGTTCCTCATAGAGGACGGCGAACTGCTGCATGGCCTCGGTCCAATGGTG